TGGGATGGCAACTCGGGGAGTCGCGTCCCGGTGGCTACAAGGTCGTGCCCGTTGGCCTGCTCCGATCTTGACACGCCGGTACAACTTCCATGGCAGCCCGCTCCCCGGCGCTTTGCTTCACGCTCAAGCCCCTCCCCTGGCATTGGGCGTGGCGCCGGGGGCGGGCAGCACACCGCAGGTGACCATGAGTACCACTGCCGAAGACACCGTGATTGACGAACGCGACATCGTGGATCGCCTGAATGACTGGCGGCAGGTTCACTTGGCCCGCATCGGCTCCCTGATCGAGGACGCGATCCGGGCGATCCATGTCCTGCGGGTGGAGAAAGCGATCTTGGAGCAGGGCATCCGGGCCTACATTGACGGCCCGCAGTCGCTGTCTCCGATCACGATCACGCACGAACCAGAAGAGGAAGAGGACGAGCGAATCTTCCGGTCCAAGATCCACAAGGCCGATTGATGGGCTGCATCTCCGACCAGATGATTGAGTGCTGGGACAACCCCATGTCCTCCGAGCATGACCCGCGAAACCTGCTCCTGCTGGGGGCCAAGGAGATTCGCCACCTGCGGAAAATGATTGCCGCCAAGGATGACATCATCCACGGCCTGCATTGCGCCAACGTGGACTTGACCGATATGATTCGCTCCCAGCAGCCGCACCCAGACACGGCTTGGTACTTCGCGGGCCTCGCGGTGGTGGCAGCGGTGGCGGTGATGATCTGGATGATTTCCTGAAAACCGTCCTGGCGTGTGGCCCGGATTGGCGTCAGTGCCCGATGTTTCTCCAAGGAGTCAGACCCATGGCAAAGAATCGTTCCTGCGGCCATTCCGGCCAGTCGAAGAAGACCGAGGCCGACAAGGTGTCGCAGGCCAAGAAGACGATGCCCTCGGCCTCTAGCAAGAAGAAGTAAACCGATGATCCGAGCAACCGTCACGGGCAACTTGGGCCGCGACCCGGAACTCAAGGACACCCGATCTGGCAAGAAGATGGTCACGTTCTCCGTGGCCAGCACGATGAAGCGTGAAGGCCGCGACCCAGAAACCACATGGCTCGATGTTGTGTGCTTCGACCGTCTGGCCGAGGACGCGGCTGGCACGTTTCGCAAGGGCATGAAGGTCTTGCTCACCGGCGAGTTGTCGCTGGAGACGTTCAAGCGCAACGACGGCGCTGAAGGGACCGCCTTGCGGATGGTTGCCAACGACATCGGGCTGTGTGTCCGCTCCAAACAGGAGCAGGATCAAGGGGGCTCCGAGCCACGGCAACGGCCCCCGCAGCGCACTGCTTCCCGGAACGAGCCTTGGTAGGGCTTCGTGCCCATAAATCAGGGTGAGTCCCAGAGATTCGCCCAGTTATGGTCAAAGAAGACGCTACCTACGCGAAGTTTCAGCAGCAGGTGTGGGACGCGCTCCCGCTCCGCAAACTCTTGGCTGGGCGGGAGCGCGTCAACGATTGTCTAGCCATTCTTGTGCAGGAGTGGCCCGACGATCAGTTCGCCCAGTCCGACGCCGCTGACCGCAAGGCCGAAGGCATCGTGGTCCGGGGGCTGATGCAGAGCGTCAAACGGCATCTCCATCTGGCCTACGGCGAGAAGGAGTTCGGATTCATCTGGACGATCATCTTGCAGGCCCTGATCTGGGAGATCATCAAGTTGATCCTCCAGTGGTGGCGCGAGAAGAAGGACAATCGCGTGGCCATGCTTCAGTGGCAGAAGCAGTGGCGTGAGGGAGGGGCAGCCTGATGAGCAGCCCCGTCTCTGGGCTCCGCGATTCATGGCTGCGACCCCCGGTTTGGACGCAGCCGTACCTTCCGCGTCCGTTGCAGGAGCAGTTTTTCGGCCCCCAGACCGGGCTGGTGGACCCAAAGTCCGATCCGGGTGCCCCGGAGCCCCTGGTCAAGCCAGTGTCCACCTTCGTGGGCTCCGCATCGCCGGCCGTGCAGAAGGATTTTCGCAACCGGGCCGAGTACCAATACTTCGCCAGCCCATCTCTGCGGGACGAGTCTGGCAAAACCATGACCCCGAACGAGTGGGTCGCCCGTCAAGTTGAGGCCAACAACGAAGATGCCCTGGAAGTTCCGTACATCCAAGAGGGCGTGTTCGACTATTTGACCAGCGGCACGGCCAAAGAGCCGAAGTTTGAGGCGTATTCCAAGAAACTGCTGGGGCAACTGCGGGAACAGTCTCCCGGCGGCAAGGAAGCGAGGTTTCCAGGCTGGACCCGCAGCGAACGGGACGTAGCCAAGGCCCCTTCTGGGCAAGAAACCCGGTACATGATGAGCCCCGGGCTGCGGGCTAACCTCGACACGCAACGCACGCTCAATGTGCTGTCGGCCCTGCAAGAAGATCCGTACTACCGGCCAGACTGGTCTACCACAGGCTCTTCCCTCATAGCCCTGCCTGCTGCTGCCCTGGCTGGACTCAAGGAAACCGCCCGCCACGCCATCACGGACGCCCAGGTCACGCCAGAAGACGAGTATTCGACCAACAACTGGGCCCGTGGTGCCCTGCACCTGGGGTATTTGCGGAACTTGTTGTCCGCCGCAAACCCCGCCGAGGCCCGCATGGCCGAAGCAACCTACTGGGACCGGATGGCGGACGAACGAAACGCACGCAACCAGTACCGCAGCGGTTCGTTTGGTGGATTTGGCCCCAGCGAATCGTGGATGACCACGCAGGGCATGGCCAATGAGGGCGATAAGGACGCTGCCAACTACCTGACCTACGCCGAGAACCTCAAAAACCTCGCTTTTTCTGGCGTAAACAGCCTCGCCGGGGGGCAAGGACAGGCCATTCAGGACGTTATTGGCGACCTCCATAGGGCCGCTCCGCTAGTGCCAGAAGGGGCTACCACGGAGGAAGTGGAGGAGATTTCCGAGAAATTGGAGCGGTGGTTGCGCGGGGAGCAGCAGAAATACGTTGCTGAATACCCCCTGTACCAGCGGAACTGGAACGATTCGGTAGGCCAACTGGGGGACTGGGCTCGCGTCAGGGAGTATTCCCTGCCGTCCCCGGCCAACGAGAGCGTGGCCATGGCTCCAAAGAACTGGATCGACGTTCCCACGATTGCGACCGCCGGCGTGATGGCGCCTTGGGCTATCGCCAGGGGTGGCGTGCGGAGCCTGCTGGCGGGCTTGGCCGGGGACTTCGGCCGCGATCAGGTCACCACCGAGCAGCCCTTCAGCGCCGCCCTGTATGCGGCGAATCCGCCGTACAGCACCGAGCCGCAGAAACTGTTTGAGGCCATGGACCCGCAGGTGCAGGGCGTGGTCCCGGTGTTCCCCTCGGAGTTCACCGATGACGGCCAGCGCGTCATGGCGGACCCGAACTCGCCCGACTATCCGAAGCACTACGAACGCTGGAGAGAGGGCCAGCAAAAACTGCTTGAGGACATCATCGAGTACCACAAAAAATACTACAGCCCGAGCGCCTCCAACAGCCGAGGGGAACTGTAGTCATGGGCATCGACCCTCGCCTTCTCTGTCCGCGTGCGACGGGCTTCGATCCGAAGGCCATCTCTGGCCTCGCCCTCTGGCTGGACGCGGCTGACGCCTCGTCGCTCTACACCACCGACGCTGGGCCGGTGACGGCGGTCGATTCGCCGTTGGATGTGGGCGGGTGCGTGGGCTGGTGGGATGCCAGCGACACTGGCACCATCACGCAGTCTGGCGGGCTGGTGAGCCAGTGGAATGACAAGAGTGGCAGCGGCCTGCATGTTTCGCAGGCGACCTCTGGCCTGCAACCGGGCGTGGCGACGGTCAACGGCAGGAACGCCATCGACTTCGACGGCACTGACGATTACCTGTCCACCACATCGGAGCCGCCGGTCTTTGCTGCCATGCTGTGCGTCCATGTGTGCGATGTGACGAACGTCGGACAGGCGCTTGTAGCGTTTGGCAGGGGGAGCGGCGCAACCTTCTTGATTGGGTCGATTCAATACACGTCTGTAGGCGAATACGCCACACGCTTTTTCAGCGTGACTACCGGATACAACGCCAGCGGCGGCTCGCAGTCTGCTGGCACGCCATCGCTTGCAGTGTCTTCGTTCTCCGGGTCTGCCACCTCGCTTCGCGTGCGCGGTGCGGCGGAAACAGGAACCGCCAGCGTAACAGGCAACAACGTCCTTGGCGCGTGGTTTGGGACGCGCAACATCAGCGGAGTTTTTAGCCTTCCGCTCAACGGCAAACTCTGCGAGGTGCTGCTGTTCTCGTCAGTGCCGTCCGCGAGTGACCTGCGGCGGCTGGAGAAATATCTGGCCGACAAGTGGGGTGTGCCTGCCGTCCACGCACAGGCAACGGTGACCAGCGATCCGGTGGGGTACTGGCGCGACAAGAGCGGCAGCGGGCGGCACATGCTCCAGCCAACCGGCTCGCTTCGCCCGACTGTTGGGACGCAGGGCAGTCGAAGGTCAATCGCCCTCAACGGCACAACGCAGTGGATGCGACAGGAGCGGACGAACTACCAGCGGCGAGGGATGTTTGTTGTGTGGCGCAGAACCGGCACGCCCGCAAACTTCTCCTCGCCTATTGGGGCCAACAACCTGACCATCAATGCCGCTACGCTTGGTGGCTCTGGGTATTCGTCATCTGATGCCGCAAGCATCACATGGTACAACTCCCTCACACACTACTCGGCCAACACCGCAAGCAACAAAGCGACCGCACTGCGGTATAACGCCGCCAACATCGCCACCGCCGACGCCAACAACTATCTGGTCGGCTTTAGGGCGGCGCAGGACACCACAGCGGTCAATCTGGTGTACGTTGAAACCGCTTCATCGAACGCCGCCAACTGGGCGCACTTTGTTGGCTTGGAGCCATACGACCCGGCAAGAGCCTACCCATGCCAAATGCTAGAGGCGCTGTTTTACAACAACACCCTGACGGCATCGCAGGTGACGCAGATCGAACGCTACCTCGCGGCCAAGTGGGGCGTGGCCCTCTATGTCCCGCCGGCCTATGCCGACGCCGATGTGAACGCCTACATCACGGCAGTCGAATACGCCGATGGGTATGTAACGCTAGAAACTGGCGTCCGCGATGCCATCAACACGTTCATCACCGGCTGCAAGGCTGACGGCATCTGGTCTGCCATCAAAGCCTCCTGCATCCTCGCAGGCGCTCGCACGCTGTCGGGGGCGCTGACGCCGCTGGTTGGCAGTGCGCCGACGAATGTGAATAACAACTTCGTCAGCGGAGACTACAACAGGAAGACGGGGCTGGTTGGAAACGGATCAACCAAGAGCATCACCACCAACCGGCTGGAAAATGCCGACCCCCAGGACAACGCGCACATCGCCGTCTGGGTCGCCTCTACGGCTACTATTGGTACGACAAGTTATTTCCGCGCAGGCAACACATACGGCATAGAAGGTCTTACGGCGCAGGATGTCTCCCTGCACGGAGCGGGTGCCGTTCTTACCGGCGCGATAACGAGCGGCACGCTGTTTGGCTTGAGCAGAAGTAGTGCGGCGAGCGTGTCTGCCAGAAAGAACGGCACTACCTCGTCGCTTTCGTCTGCGTCATCATTGCCAACGTCTGCGAACATCCGCGTGTTTGCGAGAGACAACAACACGCAATACTCAAACGCACGGCTGTCGTTTTACTCGCTCGGAGAGTCTATCGACCTCGCCCTGCTTGACGCCCGCGTCTCCGCGCTGATGACCGCCATCGGAGCCGCCATCCCATGACCCTCTCCGACATCACACTCCCGATCTCCTATGCCGACGCCAAAGAACTGGCGCTGGTCTTCACCCCGCAGTTGGCCCAGCGGCTCGCGGAACTCCACGCAGAGCATGGCACAAGCAAGTGCGTGCCTGTGCCTCGCGTCTTGATGGACGGCAGGCTGATGCTGTCGGCGGACGTTCTGACAGAGGTGGTCGAAGGCGGGCTGCTACAGGGGATGTGGGAAGCGGCAGACAAGGCGATTCTGTTGTCCTCCGTCGAGGTGATTCCTTGGGGCGAGGCAGTCGCGCTGCTGCCGCCAGAACCGCCCCAGGACGGCTGACCGGGAGGGTCGCGGCACAATCTGGATTGATGCCCTCGGGGCTTACGGCGGACTCTAGTGGTAACCACAGGAGGGCCGCATGCCACCAGAAGATTCCGCCGAAGCGGTTAGCGAAGAACTCCCCGACGTTCTGGATCCGGGTGGAGAGGCCGAGCCCGATTCGCAGGCCACGGCCAGCGAATCCCCGGAGGCCCAGACGCAGCAGGACGTATGGGGTTCGTTTCGCCAACTCCCGCAATTTCAGGGAGTTTCCGACGAAGAGATCGCCTCGCGGCTTCAGGAAACAATGCGTCGGGAGCAGCAGGCGTCCCGGGCCCTTCAGCAGTACCAGTCCATTATCCCGGCCGCGTCGGAGTATCTCTCCAACCGCCCGATGTACGAGCAGTGGAAGCAGTCCCAGGCAGCCTCGTCACGCCAGCCGCAGGCTGCCCAGCAGCCGCAGCAGCAGGAAGAGCCGGCGTGGTGGAATCCGCCGAAGGTCAAGGACATCTATCGCCAGTACCTCACGCGCGACCAGCAGGGCCGCGAGGTTATCGCAGACGGGGCTCCGCTAGAGGCCCAGCACGAACTCGCTGCCTATCAGGCGTACAAGGCAGAGTTCGCCAGGAAGTTTCTGGACGATCCGCAAGCCACGCTTGGCCCCATGATCGAGAAGATCGTGGCGTCTCGGGCCCAGGAAATTGCTGAAAGCCAGATTTCCGGGCTCAAGGAAGAGTCGCTCGTTCAGCAAATCGAGGCCGAAAACCGCGATTGGCTCTATGACGAGCAGGGGCGTGTATCCCGGGAGGGTCTGCTTGTCCAGAAATACATTGAGGACGCAAGGGGTCTTGGCATCAGTGGTGCCAAGGCTCGTTGGGACTACGCGACAGCAATGGTCGAGAGGGAACTGGCCCTGGCCAACCTTCAGACAGCCATGCAGCCGCCAGCCCCGCAGGTGCAGCCCGCTGCCCCTGCCGTCCCGCCGCCGGCACCACAGCAGGACACCGCCCAACGCAACATGGAGTTCTTGAGGCAGCAAGCCTCACGGGCGCCAGCGCGACGGGCCAACCCAACGACCGACTCCCGAGTACCCCAAAAGCCAATGTCTTTCGCAGATCGGATGTACTCCAATCTGCAAGGCATGGAATGACAAGAAAGGGCTAACGTACCATGGCCTCTCCTAACGACTGGGCCCGCGCGATTGCCACGACCATCGTGCAGCACACGCGGGAAGAAGAGATTGCCGTCTTCCGGCGCTTCAAAGTCTTCGCCATGCTGGAAGCCAGCGGCAACATCCTGATGAACCAGTCCGGCAGAGGCTTCGACTGGAATGTTCGCTACCGCAACGCCCCCGTAACGGGCAACACGGGCGATACTCCCAGGACGTTCTCCCGCATCAACATGTGGAAGCGGGCGGAACTCCCGTGGCGTGGGTTCACGACCACGGATGCCATCTACCGGCGTGAGTTGCTGGAGAACCGTGGCAAGGAAGCCCTTGTCAACGTCGCGTCCCAGATGGCGCAGCGGCTTCAGGAGAGCCTTGAGCAGTACCTCTCCTACCAGCCCTACGTCGATGGTAACGCCCCGGGCAACGAGAACTTCTTCCACGGCGCTTTGTCGTTCCTGGGCTACAACGGCACCATCGACGAGGACAACGCCGGCGTGGCTACGGCCGACGTTACCGCCAGCGGCAACTACAAGGGCGGCACGGCCGACCGCTTCGGCTACCCGTCCGACACCTACGCCGGGCTCTCGACGCAACTCGGGTACTACGGCGGTGGCCGTCTGAACAACGCCTCGACCGGCACGTTCCCCGACGTTGCGGTCGATCCCGAGTTCGACTTCTACAGCCCGATCATCGTCAACTACAACGCCTCGTCGTTCAAGGGCCAGCGCAACTGGCAGGACAACTGCGTGATGGCAACGCGCGAAGGCATTGTGCAATGCAAACGCAATGACACAAAGGAGTCGCAGATCGACATGGTGGTGCTGGACCGCAAGTTGTTCATCCAGTACCTCAACGGTCTGGAGAGCAAGGAGCGGGCCATCGTCACCCGTGAGAACGGCCTGCGGTCCTACGGCTTCTCCGATGTGTTTGAGCAGGACGGCTGCGAAATCTGCCATGAGGCGGCCGTTCCGTCCGGCCTTGGCTTCGGACTCTCCATCGGCAACATGGAACTCCGGTGCCTGGAGAATCAGTTGTTCATGGCCGAGGGACCGTATTTTTCCGAGGAAACGCAATCGTACAGGTACGCCTGTTCAACCCTCGGCAACATGCGTTTCCGTTCGCCTCGCAACTTCTTCCTGCTCGCCCCGGTGACGGCGCCGGCGGCCACGGTCTGACCCATCACTTCCTGACACAGGAGAGATCATGTCCACGATTTTTAGCGATCCGGGTTGGCGCCGCGGCAGCACGCTGCTCAACCGTGAAGTTGTCGAGTACGACGATGCTCCGACGAACTCCATCCCCACCGCCGGCAAGGAACTGGTGGGGCAGGTCAAAATCTTCCAAGATGTTGACCCCTCGTCGGGCAAGCGGTACAGCAATCGTCTGGTGTACTGCGTAGCGGCTCGCTACACGGGCGCCAGCGATCTGACCACGGCCGACGCCGGCAAGGTGTTCGCCTTCTCCACCGCCGCCGGGGCCAAGGGCACCGAGGCTTCGGGCGGGCCGCTGGAAGAGTTCTCGGCGGTCGCTACGGCGACCAACGTGAACACGGACCTGCGGTACTACGGTGTGCTGGACGAGTACCTGACCGAGCCCGTTCGCAAGAACGACATCGTGTGGCTTGTCGTGAAGGGCCCCTGCTCGATCCAGTCGGGCGGTACGGCAGTCGCGGCGGGTGCGGCCATCGAGGTCACGGGCACGGCGGGGCGGATCGCCACCCGCGCGACCGGCAAGCACATCGCCTCGCAGATTGCGGGCGCCTCGGCCGGTGCAACGGCCGGTGCGTTGGTTCGCGTCAACCTGCACAGCGACATGATCTGAAGCACGAAGGCCAGCGCTTCTCCTTCGCCACGATGCAGCCCGCCGGGAGGCAGCCCCGGCGGGCTGCTATCATTTCAGGCATGTCCCAACTGTGCATCCACTGTGCCACGGAGTACCCGCACGACCGGGAGCATTTCTACTGGCACAAGAGCGACGGGCTGTCCAGCGTGTGCCTGTCCTGCCACAAGGCCCAGCGGCGTCACCAGCGGCAGGCCGAGAAGGCCAAGCGAGCCAAGGCCCTCAAGAAGATCGAGGCTTCTGGCATCGACCTGTACGCCAAGTTGGCCCAGGCTGGGGGATCCAACATCCCGCACTCGGCCGAACTGGTCGAGAAGGTCTGCGAATACTTTGGCGGCGTGTCGGGCTTCGCCGCCATCATGGTGAAGCAGTATTACGATGCAAAACCAGGGACCAGTACCAGAAACAAGGTGCTGGAGACGATCTGCCGGCTCATCCAAAGCAATGTGGATAGCGGTGGAGCCAAAAAGCCGCTGACACTGTGGACCGAGGACGAACTGGAAGCGGAACTGCAAGAACGCTTCCGGCTGGCCGTCTTGTCCCAGCGGGTGCTGATTGATGCCAAGCCGACACCCCAAGGCGAATCCCCCGAAGATTCCGAAGATCCCCACCCTGACGCAGCATCAGGTGGAGAAGATCAAGGAACTCCAGTCGGAACTGCGGGAACGCCAACTGGAGGGGCTGAAACTCTATCAGCCGACTCCCCAGCAGGACGAGATCCACAAGTGCCGGTCGAGTGAAGTCCTCGTCATCGGTGGCAATCGTTCTGGCAAATCCCTCTCGACGTTTGTCGAGGACGCTCGGGCCGTTACGGGCAGCGACCCGTACAAGAAGTACCCCGAGAAAGACGGCGTGCTGGTCATCGTCGGCAAGGACTGGAAGCACATCGGTCTGGTCGTGTATCCGCTCCTGTTCCGCCCCGGCGCCTTCAAGATCATCAAGGATTTGAAGACCGGCGATTGGAGAGCGTTCAATCCCGCCACCGACGAGGACAGGCGATGGGAGGCCCGGCCAGCCCCGGCCCTCATACCCAAGCGGCTTATCAAAAGCGTGTCCTGGGTACTGAAGTCGGCCCAGTACATCCAGCAATGCACGCTGCACACCGGCTGGACGATCTACTTCTTCTCTAGCGAAGGCGACCCTGTGCAAGGGTTTTCCGCCGACAGATGCCACGTTGACGAGGACATCAACAACGAGAATTGGGTGCCGGAACTCCAGGCTCGCCTTGTTGACCGGCGTGGAGTGTTTACATGGTCGGCCATGCCGCACTCGACCAATAACGCTCTCATAGGCTTGAAGGAGCGGGCGGAAGAACAAGAAGCCCTGCACGGCGAGAAGTCAACGATCCGGCTGTTCAAACTGCGGTTCTTGGACAATCCGTTCCTGCCGGAAGCAGAGAAGCAGAAGTCCATTGCCCGCTGGGCGGCCGTTGGGCCGGACGTTCTGCGGCAGCGAGCCGAGGGCGACTTCATCGTTGACTCGGTGCTGATGTACCCGAACTTCGATATGTCGGTCCACGGCTACTCGCGGGAAAGCCTGGAACACGGGCAAGTGCCGAAGGACTGGACTCGGTACGCGGTCATCGACCCCGGGCATTCGGTGACGGCCATCTTGTTCGCGGCCGTCCCGCCCGACGAAAGCACCATCCTGCTGTATGACCAACTCTACCTACGGCAGTGCAACGCCTCGGTGTTTGGGGAGGAGTTTGAGAAGAAGGTCCGCGACCTGCACTTCCACGCCTTCATCATTGATGCCCACGGTGCCCGCATCCGGGACATCGGATCCGGCCGTCTGCCCTCCGAGCAGTACACCGAGCAGATGGCGAGCCGGAACATCCGGTCGGCCATCACGGGATCCAGTTTTCTTGCGGGCTGCGATGACATTCCGGCCCGGTCAGAAGCCACTCGCGTCAGCCTGCACATCAGGGCAAAGACAGGGACTCCGCTCCTCCGAGTCTTGAGCGGGGCGTGCCCGGACTTGGAGCGTGAGATCAAGCGATACCGGAAGAAGGTCAACTACGTCTCCGGTATAGCCGTTGTCACAGACGCTCCCAATACACGGGGCGAGTGCCATCTGGTTCAGTGCATGGAGTACCTGTGTGCGTACCGGCCCAAGTACCACAAGCCACCGCCCCGCCCAGAGGCCGAGCCATGGTGGGTCAAGTGGCTGGAGCAGCGCAAGAAGCGGCTTGGGGCAGAGCAGGGCTCATTCGTAAACTTGGGACCATCCTTCGGAGGGAGCAATGACAACCGATAAATGGCGTATGCCCAGGCCGGCTCTGGGCGACATCGTTCTGTTTAGCACCGACATCCACACCTTCAACAGCCCCACGGTCGGGTTCGTTATTCAGGAACCGGGCGATTCAACGGTCCGCATCCTGACGTTCACGCCAACCGGGTGGGTGGATCGCCCGTCAGTCCACCACAAGGATGACCCCGACATTCACGGGGACCACGGCTGGGCGGAACTGGGGTGCTGGGATTTCGCCCCTCTCACGCAGGCCATCTACAAGGCGGCGGCAGCGGCTTCGTTCGCCAGCGCCAAGGAGCGGCTGAACAGTGTCAGCAGTAAGTGACCTGCTTCGGCAGTTGACCCAGACCTGGGTCAAGAAGTTGAACGCAGCCGTCAAGTACAAGCGGTCTTTCGCGGAGGACGCGAAGGAAGCCGCCATGTTCTTTGATGGCGAAACGAATTGGATGTGGCGTGACTCCTACGCCCGGGGCGAGAAGGGCTACAACGCCAGCATCGCGCCTCCCAATTTTAGGATGCAGGTCAACAAGGTTTTTGAACTGCTCGACATCTATGGGGCAGTCATGTACCACCGCAACCCAACGCGGACTGTCTCCGTGATGGAGTACCCCGACCTGCCGCCCGAGACGCTGGGCATCCAGATGCAGCCGGGCATGGACCCGTCCATGATGCCCCCGGAGCAACTCCAGATCGTGCAGATGGCGGCCCAGGAGTACGCCAACAAGGAACTGCGGCGCGGTACGGCCCTGTTGTTAGAGAAGTACCTGAACTGGACCCCGCAGGAACTGAACCTGAAGTTGCAGGGGCAGAAGTGGGTCCGCGAAGCCCTGATGAAGGGCATGGGGGTCATGTGGACCGAGATGGTGACGCTGGAGACTTCCGGCGACGGCTCGCGTCCGCCCACTCGCATGGTGGGCAGTTTCTATGACACCATCGACAACTTCTTGATGGACCCTGACTGGGACAACATGGATGACATCTTGTGGTGTGCCCGCAAGTGCGTCATGCCCCTGGAACAGGTAGCCGAGGAGTTCGACATCCCGGAAGAGGAACTGCGAAAGCACAACCAAGCCGGCCGCGACATCAAACTCGACCGGGAGCCACGGGGCAAAAAAGAGAAGGACAAGATCGAGAACACCAACGAACTTGTCACCTATTACAAGATTTGGTCGAAGTGTGGCATGGGGGATCGGTTCAAGAACGCCCCCAAAGAACATCGCGGTGTCTTCGATCAGTTGGGCCGGCACTGCTACATCGTGGTGTGCGAGGGGCTGGACTACCCCCTCAACATGAAGCCATCGGACATGGAGTACCTGAACGAGGGCCCCGAGGCCCAGATGCCCCAGGAACTTCTTGCCAAGGTGGCGTGGCCCATTCCGTTTTACTGCGACCCGCAGGGTTGGCCTTTCACCCCGCTGTGGTTTCATTGGAAGCCCGGATACGCCTACCCCATCAGCCACATCCGGCCGGCTATCGGGGAATTGCGGCTTTTGAATTGGGCAATGTCGTTCGCCGCCACGCGGATCGCAACGTCGTGCGAGACGATGATCGCCGTGCAGAAGGCAGCCGACCAAACGATCAAGGATCAGATCCTGGCGCCTTCGGAGGGTGGGTTCAAGATCATCGAGTTGAGCGAACTGCTTGGCCGAGGGGTTGGCGACATCATGTCGGTGTTCCAACTCCCGCAGGTTACGCGGGACTTGTGGGAAATAATTACCGCTGTCGCGGACCTTTTCGCCCAACGCACCGGCCTCTCCGAGTTGGTTTATGGCTACACCAGAAGTTCCTTCAGGAGTGCCAGCGAAGCCACGATCAAGCAAGAGAACGTGAGCGTGCGCCCGGACAACATGGCGAACCAGTTGGAGGACGCCATGTCGCTCCTAGCCCGCCGCGAAGCGTTGGCGGCACGCTGGCTCTTGGAGCCAGAGGACGTTCTGCCGGTGCTGGGTCCGGTGGGGGCCATCGGCTGGCAGAAGACTGTGCAGCAGGCTGACTTGGTGGGCCTGACCAGGGACTACATCTATCGCGTCGAGGCCGGAAGTGCCCGCAAGCCCAACAAGGCCACGCGCGTCGAGCAGATGCAGATGAGCGTTCAGACGCTCGGACCCATCGTGTCCGGGCTTGTCGGTGCCGGCATCGTGGAACCCTACAACGCCCTGATGCGCGACTGGGCCAATAGCCTCGACATCGACGCCACCCCGTACATGATTCCGCCCCCTCCCCCGCCCGCCGCGCCGCCCCCGGTTCCTCCCCCGGACGAGCAGGCAGCGGCTGGCGGGGAGGGCACGCAGCCCCCGGCGTAGCCCAGTGGACCCCAAGCAGAGAAAGCGGTGGCAGAACCTCTGGACTCGCTATCGGATTGGCGAAGCCGCCTTCGCCAGCATTGCGTCCAGAAACAAGGGGAAGTGTGAGATATGCAACTGCGACCGTCGCATGTGCGTCGATCACTGCCACCAAACGGAAACCATACGCGGGCTGCTCTGCACCAGTTGCAACGCCGCCCTGGCTCGGTTCGGTGACAACCTTGCCGGCGTCATGCGTGTAGTGAGGTATTTGAAGGCCCATGAGCGACGAAGTTCCAGCAAGCATCCAAAGAGCCGGTCACGCGGTGAAGGATATGTACTTGCGTTTGCTGTCCGAAGGCCAGACTCCCAAGTTCGCGGAGATGTGTGCCCTCCAGCAGCCGCCGGGCGTGCGGGGAAGCGACCGGGCGGTGATGCAGGGCCGGTACAACGGCCAGTGGCTGGACGAAATGCCAAAGGATCACGCCGACAGAATGCTGCGGGAGGCGAAAGCCGCCGGTATCAACGTAAGTGGTCGGTTCTATATGAGCGGTCTGGCCGACAAGCGAGGCCACCGCGACCCAGCCGCGTGGATCGACTCCGTGTCGGACATCAAGCAGGTGGCCCGCGAGCGGAACCTGACCGTGCAGGGGATCGTGGAACACAAGGGATCCCCCGTCGATCCTCCCAAGCAGAAGCGGCTTAGCGCAAGACTCACCCGCGAGATGATGGCCTACGAGCGCCGCAAGAACCCCGGCTCCAAGATCAAAGACGGCGATTTGAAGGAGATGGTCAAGGAGAAGTACGGCAGGAAGGTGCGTCGATGAACACCGCCCAGGACGTTGTGGACTACCTACTAACGGCCACCGGCGGCGGGGCCCAAGATGGCGAGCATCGAGCCGTGCGATCCGCCGTGGTTCACGGTGTCCGGGAGGTTTTCCAGACAAGGGACTGGCTCTGGCACACGACCGAGGGCACGTTTACCACCCAGCAGATCAGCACCACAGCCACCATCACGACTGGCAGTCCCACTATTACGGTCGCCAGCACCACGGGTTTCGCCCCTGGGCGGATCGTGATTTTTGGCGGCAACGGATACTTCAGCCTCACGCCCCGCGTTGTGTCGGTCAATGTGGCCAACAGCACGGTGACCCTTGACCGCAATGCCGTAGGCAGCGGTACGGGGGTGACTGTCATGCCGCAGACGTTCTATGACCTGCCGTTGAACGTCAAGGATGTGGACTCCCTCATCACCGAAACGGTAGGCACGCTGTACTGCTACATCTCCCCGCAGGAGTGGCAGCAACTCCAGATCAACACCCGTGGGGCCGGCGAGCCCTACTACTACACGATCATGCGGTCCGACACGGATCCGCAGCGCTTTCAGGTTCGGTTCGTCGGCGTCCCTACCGATGGCACGGTGGTGTACTACACCTACCGATACACGCCCGCCCCCGTGCGATTGATGGGGTACGAGCAGTCGTGCCGGGCCGGCACGGCCACGGTGGCGTCCCCCAACCTCACGACCGTCACGATCACGGGCAACACGCTTCCGCCAGACCTGACTGGGGCAGTGATCCGTTTTGGTACGACTACAACGGAAGCCGATCCCGTTGGGTCGCTGGCCCCGTTTGTGCATGAGCGGCGAATCATCTCGCGGGTCAGCGACACGACCCTTACGGTGGACTCGGCCCTGCCAGCCATGGCCGGCGTGAAGTACGCCATCGCCAACACCATCGACGCCAGCCAGACCATGTACACCGCTGTGCTGTCCGCGTCGGAAATGTGGTACGCCCGGTTGGCAGGCAAGGATGCGGGGCAGGCCACGCAGGTGTTCAACCGCGACCTGCGGCTGGCCCTGGAAAACGACGTTATTAGTCCGCAGTCTGGACGAACCCGCCGCCAGTACCCGACTCCGCGAACGATGGGCTACTACTCACCGATCCTGCCTGATGTGGGGTGACGATGGCTGGCGTAAGGATCGAGAACTGGGCTGGTCTGGCCACGGCAATCAGCCCCTACGTTTTGCCGCCCGGAGCCACGGTCCGGCACAACAACCTGCAAGTCTGGCGTCCGGGCGAATTGCGTCCTCGGCCCGGCATGGACGCGGTGTTTTCGACGCTCGACTTCAGCGAGATTGTCGGACTGTATCGGGTGTCCAACGGCGTCAACGCCCTGGATGACCTGATCTCCTGCGTGAGAACCAGCGACACGCAGACCCAAATCCGCTACCTCCAGCCATCCGACTCGACAGACCCCACTGGCTGGTCATCGCAGACCATGGCGACGGTAACAACGCCCTCGCGGGCGAGCCCGGCGTTTTCTGAAGACCGTCACGGCCGGATCTATGCGTTCATGGGCTACGGCGTGCAGCCCAAGGTCATTACGCCCTCGACCCGCACGGCCGTAGACGTTGGTATTCCCGCCCCCACGATAGCCCCCACGGTAACGCCGACAGGAAACGGATACTTCATCGAGCGGGTCGATGTCATCGACGGCGGCGGATCGTACTGGGCCCCTCCCCCAATCCTCATCTCCGGGGGCGGGTCGCCAGCGCGGTCGGCAAGGCTCAAGACCATCATTCAAGGCGGTGCCATCGTCGCGGTCGATGTCATTGACGGTGGGTCTGGGTATTCGTCTCCACCGACACTCACGATTGATGACTCCACGGTGAAGGGGGTGGGATTTCTCGGGTACGGCGTCATCGGCATTGACCCCGGCCTTCAGGGCTTTGAGCCGGTGCTGACCACGCTGGGCACGCTGACTTCTGCCAGTGCCACCGTTACCGACGTTTCCAATATCTCTCTTGTCCGAGTGGGCTCTACCGTCAAGGCGGCGTCCGGGGTGCCGGCGGGCGCTGTGGTGTCGAGCGTGGACGCGGCCAACTCGCGCTTCACCATGAGTGCCACGGCCACCGCGTCGGCCATCGGCACCATGCTGACGCTCAACGAGTCCACGACGAGCGGCACGACCAATGCTTCTCTGTCGCACGGGTTCTCTATCGAAACGACTGCGCCATCCATCGCCTACAGTTTCCTGTCTGCGGCTACCACTTCAGGGACTACGGTCCTCAATAACGTGGCCGAAGTAAGCAGGGTGGCGGTCGGCGCTCGTTGCCAGGACACGACGCTAGGAATAGCCAACACTACCAGCGTTACGGCGGTCAACGTCGCGGCGAAGACCGTCACCCTGTCAGCCGCCCCATCAGCAACTTCCGGCACCACGGGGTCAGTGACGTTTACGCAGGGAGCAAACGCCTCATTCGACCCCGCGTTGGCTCAATACTCTGCCGTCATCCCCCTGAACAACGGAACTAATTCCGGCACCGGAGCAGCATCCAAGGGTTCCGGGGCGTCGGCCCGCGTCACGTTCGGGATGATCGCGGACTCGCTGTCGCATCAACTGGGCGGATCGCAAGACTCGACTTGGCCCGTGCGGCCCACGGGGGCGTTCTACGGAGCCTCCGGGTCTACGCTGCTGTCGCCTACGCAGGGCGTAGGCAGCGGTCTTTACGCCCCCGATTACTGGGTGGACACAGACAATGCTGCCCTGTATCCGAACAACGCCACCAGCATCTGGGGCAATTACTACGAGGCGTACAAGTTCCCTCGCAACAACGCGGACTTCTTCGCGGCGTTCGTGCCGGACTTCAGCATCCGGTTTCATGGGCGCGGGATTTCTTCGCGCGGCTCGGCGGCGGTGGTGGGGTCAGGCCCGACCCCCGCGCAGGACAGGTACACCGAGTTCTACGCCTATGACTACGCCAAGGTGTCTTTGCGGTACTACACCGGAAGCCGTGCGGAACTAGAGTCGGCTACGGATACGGAAGACAAGTGGGTGTGGGTGACGGTGCCGGTTGTTCACGGCACGCAGCCGTACATCGAGGTCGAACTGCAACCGGCCAAGAAGACGGGCAGCACTGCCTACTCCCAGTATTCCGGTTATCAGACCCCGATCATTCGCATTTACCTGAAGTATTGCCCCGACTCCTGGGTACATGCCCTCGACAACACCCTGAATGTGGGCTGGCGGCGAGTGCAGGGCGGCGTGCGCGACCATACGCAGACCTCCTACAAGGGTTGGTGGTGTGCCGGTGCGGCCGAGAACGGCGCGGCGTACCGACCCATCGTGGATTTCCGGCAGGGGTCCGGCGTCAACGATGCGGCCGGGCTGGGCCTCGGGACAGTGCAGATCATCCGGGCAGGCGCCGGCATGGAACAGGGGACGTTTTTCGCCCTCCAGTTCGACCAGATCAACGCCGGCAACATCGTGTTTGGATCGACAGGCTATAGCCAGTCGGTGTACTCGGACGGCTCCATCTATCGGCCGGGACCAGGGTACAGCGTTTCGTATCCGATGACCTGGGGCGGGTTTTTCAAAACGCCCGTGTTCCCCCAGTTCTCCGACGAGTATCAGGAAACCCCCAACAGCGCCGCCCTGACCAAGCCGTTCGGGCTCTATCGGCAGCGACTCTACTTTTGGGCGGCCCAGGCGGCGGCTGGCCAGCAGGGTCCGCCGGGGGCGGTTGTTGGAACCCCGACCGTGCTTGTGCCCGGCACGGGGTACGTCACTAACGACAGGGCGTCGTTCACGCTGCGGCAGCGTTCCAGCCTCACATCGGCAGCCACGTTTTCTGCCGGCCAGACCTACTCGTTTACGGCCCGGCAGATCACGCAGCCCGGCCAAACGACAAGCATTGGCTCGGTCACCATCTCCAGCGGCGGCGCGAACTACTACGGAGTCCCGCAACTCCAGTACACGGGCGGCGGGGGCGGCTACGGGCTGACCATGGATGCTATCGTGTCCAACGGTGGCATCACGGCCGTCAACGTGGTGTCTGGCGGCGACAACTTTACGGCCAGCCCCACGATCACGGCCGTCTCGCAGACCGCTCGCGTGCTGCCTGTCATGCGTCCAGCGATGCGCGGAACGTACCGCTGCGCGTACCGCTACGCCGACTGGTCGATGACTGAAATCGCCACCCGCAGCATCACGACCACGATTGGCTCCAAGCAGGTCACTGTTGCAAGCGCCTCTGGAATAGAGCCCGGCATGGTCATCGACGCAGCCAACGTGCCGTTCATGGCCAAGGTGGTGTCGGTCAACGGGCTGCAACTGACACTATCGGCAGAAGCCACGGCCACCGGAACGGTCAATTCCACCGTGCGGGACATGACCAAGCCGATCTTCTATTCAGACTTCTCGCCCATAACGGACGTTGACACGACGCTGTTCACGGCCAGCCCGAATGCCACGCAGATGCAGTGGACGCTCCCGACGCTGACGGCCCCGGGACGCGCGACTATCGTGGAGTTTTACAGGACAAGCGGCGACCAGTCGCTGGTGTTCTACAGGCTGGAGCAATACGCCCGTGTCAGCAACGGCACGATCTCTGTCGTGGGGACTGACACGCTTACGGACGAAGACCTGTTCAATCCTGATCGCCCGTTCTACGCGGCGGTCCCCGTGGTTTTGCCCAACGGCAACCTCAATGCCTACAGGTTTGGGGTGCCGCGTGCAGACATGTCTTCGTGTGCGGCATACGGGGACAGGCTGTGGTACGCCGCCAGCACCAGCGGGCAGTATCCCAACAGCGTATTTTTCTCGGAGTATGACGAGTTTGAGTCGTGCCCGGCCGAGAACGAACTGACCATCCAGAACAACCAGAAAACCACGGACTCCATTACGGGATTGGTGCCGTTCTCGGTGTACCTGCTGGTGATGCAGAACTCGTTTTGCTACGCCCTGTCCTACAACACCGACCCCAGCGTAGACGCCAACATCAATCTGCTCGCCAATCGGGGGATGCTGTCGCAGACATGCCACGACCTATTCGATGACAGTCTGTACGCCATGGACGAGCGGGGCGTGTATGTGATGGATCGCTCGGGGGCGGTGCAGAGCCTGTCAGAGCCAATCCGCAACCTGTTCGACAACGGCGAACTCGACTTGACCAACAAGCACAGGTTCTTCGTCAAAGTGGACAAGCAGGCCGGCATCCTGCGGGCGTTCGTTATTACGCAGGGTTCCGGGGCAACCTCGCCTAACTTGGCACTCTGCTACCACATCGAGCAAAAAACGTGGTGGACTGAATCATGGCCCAACAGCCTGACCTGCGGCGTGGACTACCGGCGGCTGGCCAGTCAGTCCAATCGGCCCGCTTACGGCTGCATCGACGGCGACATCTACCGGGCAGCCGGGCTCCGGGACCAGTGCTATCGCTCGATTGCCTCGGTGTCCGTCACTAACGGCGGCAGCGGCTACACCACGCCCCCAACGGTAGCAGTGGCGGCTGGCCAAAGCGGTGCCGGGGCTCGCTTCACTGCCTTGATGGCCAACGGAACGGTCACGGAAATCCTGATCGAAGAGCCCGGGTTTGGGTACGGCCAATACTCGGGCAGCACGTTCCTGACCAACGTCAGCCTGACCATCAGCCCGCCGCCGTCCGGGACTACGGCTACGGCGACGGCAGCCTGCGTGCCGCCGCTGCTCAACGCCAACGAGTACCCGCAGCGGACGGTGCAGTATGCGGTGCGGACCAAGGCTCTGGAACTCATCAACGACTCCAACGCGCAGACCAAGGACCGCCTGATAAACAGAAGCGTGACCGTGGTGTACCGCCCCACCGAAACCGACAGCGACCTGTATTTGCGGGAGTATTTCAACAACGCCTCGACCCCTCGGGCCAACGTCATGCCACGGGATCGAGGCACGGGGTTTGTCCATGACACGCAAGGGGCAAAAACCTCGCTGAACATGGCTGCCGACCGCTCGTCGCTAGGCACCGCCACAGGGGTGGCGACCGCCCAGTTCGCGGGCCGCAACTACAGCGACATGGGCGGGGCCGACAGGCATGTGGCTGTTGAACTGGCCGGCGGCGGGCAGTCCGCTAACGCCAGCGACCCCGTGCCTTCGCGGCCGACCATCTACGCACTGGAAGTCGCGGGGGTGCTGGGCGATGGCAACTGACTCCAACGCTCTAGTGCAGGCGCTCATCAACGGCGGGCTCGATCCGGCCTCCAGCCGCGTCATTGCCAACGCCATCGCCAACGCAGCCACCCCGCAGTTTTCGCAGTCGCGGGATGTTTCGGACGCTACCCCGCGCGACCAACTGCGGATGATCGACTCTGACACCCGCAAGTATTTGCTAACGAACTTGGATTACTCGTCAGAAAACCCCTACCAAGATCGGCTTCAGGCCCATCCCGGCAGGTTCAACGCCAACACGGCCGACCACCCCTACAAGGGCGCACAGCCAGTGGCGCCGGTGCCGCCACTGTCGCAGCCGTCCGTTCGCGGCGGGGATTACGTCAGCGTAGACAACAGTGTCCAAGACAATACGCCCATAGCCACCGTGGGCATGAAGTTTGGCAGCAAGGCCGGCAGGCATTTGCGCATCAATCCGGCCACGAAGGCGGTAGATGCCGTGCCCATGCAGTTTTCCAGCCCGCAGGGTCTGGTCACGGCAGAGATCGCAGAGAACACCAACAGCAACGACATCGAACTCGTTGTGCGGCAACTGGCCGACAAGACCGTGGTGCTGGCAGACGGGACCAGCGTGGGCACCAAGGTGTGGCCCGACGCGGCCGTTGCTTCCTCGACGGTGTTCACCACTTGGGCCCAGCAAAACCTGATGGCCAAGACCAGTGCGGACGCCGTTCTGTCCGCTCTCGGTGGCGTAGACAGTTATTCAGGCACATGGACGCCGCAGATTGGCGCGCTGACCACGAACCCTACGGTCACCTACAGCACGCAGTACGGGCACTACTTCAAGATTGGCAAGTTCGTCTACCTGACCGGGGCGATTCAGTTGGCCAGCATGGCGTCGAGCGGAAACGGGGTTTTGTGCATTCAGAACATCCCGCCATCGCTCGCCATGGCCGGCACGGCCAATCAGTTTATTTGGGCCGGCAACGTGGCTTACATGCTCAACTGGACTACGCAAGGACCGCAGACCTGCTATGCCCAGATCCTTACGGCCGGATCTCCCGGCGTATTGGTTCTGGGCTACCACCTGCCCACAACCATCGGCCTGATAACGCAGGCCAATTTGTCGGCTACCGCCTACGTTTCGTTTGCGGTTGGGTATTTAGCGGCGAGTTGATCGTGCAGTTTTGCCTGCGATAGGGCCCAAAAACAGGTTGCTATGTACGACGCTTTCCAAAGCCAGATCCGCACCGACGCTCCGTTCAAGGAGAACTTCCTGCGACGGGCCTCGATGGCCCCGCAGGTGCATCGTGAGCCGAGCCAAAGCCGATCTGCTTTTGCCCGTGCGTTGTCGGACCAAACCGGCACGGACATCCGCAACACGTTTGACGAGCAAAACCGGGCGTTTCGGCAGAAGTCCGAAGAGGCCCGTGCGCGTGACGTTCAGGCTGCCCGGGAGCGGCAGACCACCCGCTATGGCATGGACCGCGAAAGGGAGGTCACGCGGCGACAGCAAGACAACCGCCGCGACATCGCCCGCGCAGACCTGTCCGCCTACATGGACCGTGCCCGCAAGGACTACAAACTCAACCGCATGAGCAACTTGGTGAACTTGCTGCTCCAAGGCGGCATGTTTGTTCAGCCGACTGCGAGCAGCATGTACAGGGCGTGGTCGGCCGCCCGCCCGATAGCGAGTGCTGCCGAGGCTGCCAGCAGCGCCAGCGGACTGGGCTCACTGTTTAGTGGGGGCGCGGCTAACGCGGGCATGGAAGCCGCCGGATCGCCTTCGTATTACGACCTGTATGGCGGGGCTCCGGTCCTGTCCGGCCTACGGTAAGCGACACGATGTTCTCTGCCGCATCTTTTACGCCGACGTACTCCGGGCCGATCACGGCTTCCGGCGACCTGCTGCGCCGCAACAGAAACACCGCCATGTCCCAGGCAGAGTATGCGGGGAACGAGCGGGCTTTCCGCCCCATGCGGCTTGGAATGGGCGCTGGCAGCGGGCTGATGCGACATCAGGGCGGCATCGCGTCGGACGTTGAGCGCGCCAAGGGGTACGCCCAGGCGCAGCAGGCCATGGGTGATTACGAAACCATGCTGGCTAACGCCCAACTGGGCTACCAGACCAACGTGGCGGACGAGCAGGCCGGGATCGCCAACCTGCTTCTCAAGCAGCGGCAGATTGACCAGGGAGCCTCGCTCGACCTGCGAGAAAACCGCATCTCCCGGGGACTAGCGGACTACAAGCGTCGTGTCGAAAACGAGTCGGCTCGGTTCAAGCGCGAGGCTTCAGTTGGCGGAATCTTGGCTGGTTTATTTAGGAGTTGACCCATGGCACTGCACATCACCTTCACCACTCTCACGCCCGACGCGATGGACCGGATGCTGAAGGACGTTGCCTCCAACGAGGCTGTCCGCCAACTGCCGCTGCACAAGCGGAAGAAGGCCCGGGAAGAGAAGGAAGATGACGAAGAGGACGAGGATGACAAGTACGCCGAAGATGACCGCAAGGCCCGTGCGGATCTTGTTGAGGCCACTCGACCCGGCAATGCCCCCGAGGTGACGCCGGCTGACCTACCCTCGCTGGC